AAATAAATTTTCTTCATTAAAATTAAGCCCCAAAGCTGATCTTAATGATTCATCTTTAGAAAACTCTTTATGATTAATAATAAATTGTATCCACGTTGGATTTAATATAATCTCTTGAAATATAGATCTTATTCTATTTATAAAATTCTCAAATCTCATTTCTTCTCTAGCAACACCTTCAGCACCATTAGTCCATGATGCTGTTGCACCATTAGCTGGGTCATTAGAAAATCTAGATGATGGAACTTTAGTTTCAATTATAAATCTCATCCAAAAATATTTAAGAGATTCTGTATTCGATAAATCATAACCAGCTGGTTGAAATCCATCAATTTCAGTTTGAACCCCATCCTTTGTTGGAATAATAAAAGTTTTAGCAAAAGGAAACTGTACTTGACCATTATAATTAACTTCTCCTGATTGATCATCTATAGTTAATTCTTCTTTATACATACCCCTTAATTCAGATAATCTTGTACGTGCTTTTGCTTCTGATTGTGTACCGATAGGAACTAATATTTTAACACGCATTTGGGCATTCCATACATTCCATATAATTCTAGAATTCTCTAATGTTCTCAACATATTAAAAGATCTAACTAATCTTTCAACATAAGACAATCTAGAAATAAAATTGCCTCTTGCCCAAGAAATATAAATAAGATTTGAATCTAATAATGTTCTTTGCTTTTGCGAATCACCTCTATATTGAATCCATACACGATATTCTTTATCTTCATCATCCTTTCTTATTTCAGGCTCTAATGATATTGGATCTAATTCTTTAAAACCTATAACATTTTTAGCATCTTCTTCTCCCTCTCCATCATAGACAATTTCAAATGCTAAAAAACCATCTATAAGAAATTTCTTTAAATAATGCCATGCGTCATGCCCCTGATTAAACCTAAAAGCAAAATAAACTTTCTTAAATGCTTCATTTAAATCATTAACTATTTCTTTTGCTTTATCTTGTTTAAGTATAGTTTTTAAACTTTTTGTTGCAGGATAACCAAAATAATTATTTTCATCATAAACTATAGCTTCATCAGCAATTATTTCCAATACATGTTCGATCTCTCCATTCATTGCAAACTTACGAAGAAAATCTCTACGTGTAGGGTACTCTTTATCATAAAAGGCGATGAATTCTTTTTGGCCTATATCAAGGCCCATATATTGTCCTTGTTGATAATATAAGCCATACATAGAATCTAATTGAGATTCAGCTACACCTATAGATTTAGATTGTTGAAGAATTTTATGGTCCCATCGCATTCCCAAACCAGAAAAATAACGTATATTACGTTGTATTTTACCTATTAATCCTGTATATTTATTATCAAGTGGTTTTAAAGTAAATCCAGACATTTATATATTTTTATTTATATATTCATAATTATTATTACTAATTCCATAAAATTTATTATGATTTAATTAATAATTAATATTATATGTTAAAAAGTAATTAAGTTTTTTTATATATTTGTATATGCAAACATTTCTACCATATTCGAGCTTTGAAAAATCAGCAGATATTCTTGATAAAAGAAGGTGTTGGAAACAAGTTGTTGAAGCATATCAGATAATAAATTGTCTTAAGGGTATTAATAGTTTAAGATGGGTAAATCATCCAGCAGTAAAAATGTGGAAAGGCCATTTAAATGAATTAATGTATTATTATAATTGTTTTTTAGATGTTTGTTTAGAAAAACATAAAATAAACACTAAAATGAAACATTATTATATAGGTGCAATGTATAATAATGAAATTATTTCTGTTAAATTAGATAAAACTTTAAATATTTATAAATATCCATGGTGGTTAGGCAATGAAGATTTTCACAGATCTGTAAGAGCTAAACTTATTGAAAAAAATTCAGATTATTATTTAAATTTATTTAATGAAGATAAAGGATTTAATGAAAATAAATACATGTGGCCAGATATGGAAAATAAAACATTTAAGATACTTGTTTAATTTTTTATTATATTTACAAAAAATAAAATATAAAAACTATGTTAACTGAATCAATAAAAAATTCAATTGATAGTATGGATTATGAATCTATGTTATCATTATGGAGATTTGCACCTTCGGGCCATTATATGTTTCAAGGAGAAATAGGAGATTATTTTTCAAAAGTAATGAAAGAAAAACAATCAAAATTAACTGATTCTGAAAGAGTTACAGCATCAAAATCAGTTGGATGGGATAATTAATTAAATATAAAAATTAAATATATGGAACCATTAACAGAAGCACAATTTCACACTGTTTGGACAGAGGCTATAGGAAAAGTAGGATATTGTAAACAATTATTTCAATTGGTGTTACAAAATTTAAAAGATAAAGGAATGATAATAGAAGATTGTATTACATCTAATGAGAAAATTCCTAAAAAATTTTTTAAAGGAGATAAAATAACCGTATTGAGTGGAGAAAAACCTTTTGTTACACATATAACTAATATAAAATGGGATGAATTAAATAAAGCATGGAAATATTATTTTATATATGAAGACGATGATGAATTATATGAATATGAAGAAGCAATTGAAAATTTTAAATAAGTAAAAAATTTATCATATGAAATCTAAAAAATTAATAGAAATAGAAAATAAATTAAATGTATTTAATGATTCTTCAATTAAGTGGTGGGAATATTTAATTCTAATTATATTAGCAACTTTATCAATTTTGTTTGGATTATATAAATAAAAAATTATAAAATAAAAATATTATTATATGACAACAAATGAGTTTAATGAAAAATATAAAAACTATTTAGAAGAGGGATTCTATGGCTTAGCTATTCAGGATAATAATGTTATTGATTATTTAGACAAAGAATTTGAAAAAGAAATTAAGATAAATCCATCTTTTAAATATAGCCAAATAAAAATTAAATTTGGAACAAGTAGAGTTTACGCAGATAGTAATAAAACATCTGAATGGGAAAATGAAATTGATAACATATTAAAAAATAAAAACAATGACAGATAATGATTTAAATTTATTAATAGAATCAGTGCCTAATTTAATTAAGTTAGCTCAGAAAATTAATTCAGAATCTCAAAATTATGGGTTTGGTAGTATAAGAAATAAAACTGCTATTAACTTAGCTATTAAAATGGAAAGAAATTTAATTTTAAATAAAAATAATTATGAAAATATTGACAATAGTTAATACATTATCCATATGTTTTATTCTTTTTCATCAAAGAATTATAAAAGTAAAAATTATAAAAGATATAACTTTTTATAATAATACATTAACAGGATATAAATGTTGGATTATGAATTTGTATTTTAGAATACCTATAAGAAATAAATATAAAACAGAAATAAATGAAGAAGTTCATAGATTAATTAATTTAAGCAAACAATCGAAATTTCAAATTTTAAGTGCTAAATTTTCTTGGTTAAAAACATGGAAAGAAGTAAAACAATTTGAAAAAGATTATTCTATAGTTGATAAAAAAATTATTGATAGTTTAGTAGAAAAATTTGTACAAAATATGAAGTTAATAAAGTTAAATTAAGAAATTAGTTTATAATTAAAAAATAAAATTATGGAATTAGAATTTTTATCAATCGAAGATGAGTATCAATACAAAGAACTTTATTTACAACATATTAATGAAATGATTAATATTGAATTAAATGTTGGAGATACTTATAATAACTTATTTGAAAAACTTAGAAAATACTTTGATAATAATCCAGAAAAATTAAAAGCTGTTGAAAGTTGGATTTCATTATTTAATAAAGAAGATGAAGAAGATGAAAGCGATTTTAATACGGTACTTTGTGATGAAGATAAATGTTATGTTGTATTTAATTTACGTAATTAGATTTTTCAGTAAATATTATATAATAAAAAATATAGTTAATGGAAACAATAACTAAAAAAGATAATACAGAGGAAATGATCGATATGTTAGTTTTTGGTCAATTATTTGCTGATCAATTAGAATATTTTTCTAATACTACATTTAAAAGTAAGTTTTTATTTAAATTTAATTTAAAATATGA